AACCAATGATGGGTCTTGGAAAATCCAGAAAACGATTGAAGAGGCTGCGTCTAAAGTTGTCTTAGAAGCATTTTTGCCCAAAGTGCGGCGGCCTTCTGCAGTTGTATACTCAACGCCGTCAAATACGCCATAAACACGACCAACGGTTGTGTTTGCAGCTGCTTGAGCAGCGATTGTTAATTGACCTGAAGCAGTCAAAGCTACTGGTTGGAACTGGTAAAAAGACTGACCAGAGCTCAAAGAGTAGGGAGCAGAGTATGAAGATCCGGGTGTGAATGTGTTTGTGCCAACGAATGGGACAGAACGATCCAAACCACTTGGATGATACACTGGCTTCAGACCAAAGGGTTGAAATGTTGCTGACATAGTGTCAATTTCCTTTGTTTTTGAAGTTTGTTATTGGAAGCGAACGTTTTTATTGGTCGCCTTTGCGGCCTCTTTTTCCATTTCCAAAAGTCCACCCTCGAGTACTGAACGCCCACCTTTACTTCCCTCTGCAGCACCACGCACTTGTGCGGTGATGTTGCGTTGGTGCTCGAGGGGATCCTCGAGGTGTAGCATCTTCATAACTTCTTGGTACATGTCTTCTGGTAACTTAAAGAGGATCATCTCATTACAAGATACACAGCCTTCAAACTTGCCCGAGCTCATCTTGCCTAGTCCTTCAAAGCCTTCTCCTAATTCCGAGGCTTTAACTGGCTCATAACCCAACGCCATACGTTTGTCGATACTGTCGTAAGTATTGGTTGAAGACAACCAACACAAGTGCATGCCGGGAATTGTATTCGCCGGAATGTCAGGCAACGCACTATTTGCCCACTTGTCTCTAAACGCATCAAGGCGTTCACGACGTGCAATGTCATCAGGAGCGGCGGTCATCGCGCGCTCTTTTACTTCTTGAACCCGATCAGCTATGCGATCTTCTATGGTTCTCTTAATTCTTGTATTTGCCATTTTGTTTATCCTCTATTTTGGCGGTCATACTGCGCGTATGCCCGGATCATTTTGTTGCGTCGCTCTACATCGTCCCATGCGCCTGCGTCTTTAATTGCTTGAACACGGTCACGACTTAACGTGATGGTATTCTTGCTAGTTGCTGCCGACTCGTTCCTACTGGTAGGAGTTGGTCCGGCGCGGCGTTTTGGTTTGTCGCTCTTTTCCGCCTGATAGCGGTGTGGCAAACGTGCAGATAAACGATTATCAAGCTCGTCCCAGTATTCTGAGTCTGACGGATCCCATCCATCAGCTGCAAGCTCTTGATCTATTACCTTGGCAATTCTACTATCTGTATCTCGGGCCTGTGGATCGAACCATGCGTTCTTTTTTAACCAACGTGTAGCGTGTTCTTGAACTTCTGTGCTAATTGGGTTAGGAACGTTTTGTTTTGGAGCCTTGGCAGCCTCGATTTGTTGCTTTTTATAGTGTTGGATCTGTTGCAAACGCTGTTTTGCGTCTGTTAACTGCTCCAAATACTCCACCTGAGCGGCCGCATCACCTGCTTGCGCTGCTTGTAGCATCTTCATCTTAGCATATTCGACCTTTGTGGCCTCATCTTCGATGGTTTTGTCAATCTGGGCAATACGCAGTGATGCCGCGCCATTTTCCAGTGATGCTAAGCGTCTTGCAAGCTCTTCATTACGCTTCTCAAGTGAACTAATCTTGTTTTTAGCGCTAATTTCACGTTGGCGCTTAAGTTCTTTCTTTAATTTACGCTCTTCGCGTCGAGCTTCACGGATTTTTTCCCGTTCTTCCTCGGTTTCGCCATCTTCGTGGTCATCGTCGTTGCCATCTTCGTGGTCATCGTCGTGATCTTCGTCGTCATGGTCTTCATTTTTGACTTTTTTAGGCGCTTCCTCTTTAATTTCATCAGGAAGGTCTATCTTGGCTATAAGGGAGCCATCCTCTTGTTCCTTAATTGGAACATCTTTTTCATTTTCACTCATAATTTTCTTCCAAAATTAGTCTACAAACGCTTTCATCTTCTGCGCATGCTCAAAACTCTTAATGCGTGAGATGATTTCACGTGCCTGAATCGTAATAAACACCACGGGGGCGCCTTCGTCATCTGGCTGTACAACAAAACGGTCACCGCCGTACTTAATGGTTCTAACCAAATCACCTTCTTTGCACCATGGGCCTTCAATCCAAGGCTCTAGGTTATCTGGTGACTTATATGCTAGGGGGCCAATTTGGCGTACTTTAGCTACGGTCTCATTGAAACGTAAGGTTTGTCGTGTCTCATCCACTAGGATGATGCCACCTTTACTGGTATTCTTTTCCCTGCGCAGTTGCACAAGTACTCGATCACCTGCTACTTCGACACCGGGATCTACGTTTGGAAAACACTCCTCTTCCGTGCGTAAGTCTGGTTCGTCTTTTTGATTAATATCAAACACTCTACAGTGCTCCTATAACCTTTACAGGTCTTCTTCATCCTCCGATAATATGTTATCGATAATCGACAGGGCATCGGATAAACCCTCCCGTTTACCTACAAGCCTTTGATATGTGTCAAAGTTATGTACGTTAACGCCGGATGCTATAGCCTCCGTCATTTCATTTTGCGCGGCTTTAATTCTCTGCAGAATCTCGCTTAAAAAGTCTTTCATAATCTTACTAATGCAATAAGGCGGAAAAATCCGCCCCAATGCTGCTAGTAAAAGTTACCGCCGCCAATTTCGTTTAGGTTCTTATCTGGACCAACTTTTTGGCCTTTAGCCAATTTAGCTTGACCTGCGCCAATCTTCCAGTTGTTGTCACGGTGTGAACCAGACTTACCGCTGTCAACTTTTTGATCTGGGCCGCCAGCATAGCCGGGTGTACCAGTCATCTTATAGGCCTTTTTGTAGCCGAGTTCTTTTTCCATTATTGTTCCTCAGTGGGTGGTTGGGATTGAGCGGCTTGCTGCTGTTGTGCCATCTGCTGCTCATGTTGCTGCTGTGATTGTTGTAAACCTTGTGCATGTTGCTGCGCTGTCTGTTGCATCTGTTGGGCATGTTGCTGCTGTGATTGCTCCAACTCAATTTGATTTTTAACCTGCTGCGCCTGTTGTTCAAATTGTTGTTGCTGTGTGCGGATGCCATGCTCACGAATATCTTGCTCAGCCGTTTGGATTGCCTGCATGGCAGATAGATCCTGCTCATGCTCTAACTGCATCTGGGTAGCATCAAACTGTGCACCGGCGGTGATCTGTGCCACACGTTCTCTTGCGGCGTTGTTGATGTTAGCCATCGCAATATTGGTAGCATTTTTCTGGCTGTCGATATTGGTCTGGGTCTGATACTTAGCTTGTAGCTCTTGAACTTTTTGTTGCAGCTGCGCAATCTTGATCTGATAATCTTGAGATTGTTTTTGATTATCAAACTGCATTTGCATCTGAGCTTCTTGAGCTTTACGCTGGGTCTCAGCCATTTGTGTCTTGAGCAATACCTGTGCGGTAGGATCAGCATTTGCAGCAGCTTCTTGTTGCGCCTGCTGTGCCTGTGATACTTTCTGAGCCAAGGCATTAATTTGTTGTACGTACTGTGCCAAGTTAGCGTTGGCGTCTTGTGATACCATGTTAGACGCCAGTGCTAGTGCCTGTTGTGCCTCAATGTCTAACGGCTGCTCTTGGTGTAAGTTTAACGTATCTTTGCCACCTGCAGCTTGCGCCACATAGGCACGCATGGATTGCAAATAGTGTAATGTTAAGTGTTGCTTAATGTGCTCTAAAGCATGAGGTGCAAAAGCAGGACCAATAACAGGGTTGCCGCCGTAAGCTGGATTATTCGCATATTCTAAATGGATCTTAATGTGTGCAATATGATCTTGATCTGGATACGCCGCAGCAGGGCGGCCCATGGTCATCGATACGTTTTCTAATGCCGGATTAGATTCGTTAGCGCCCTGTGGGTTTGGTAATATTTCTTCGATGTTCGGCACCTTAAGTTGCTGTAACATGCGACGATAAATAGAACGCAGATCAAACATTCCGGGAGGGGCGGATGAACCCATCTGCAACAACGCTTGTGTTTGAGCCAATCGTTGTGTTTCAGAGAAGATGTTAGGATCAGATACAGGACGAACGTCGTCGTTGTATGCAAAGTCACGTACCTTAATCTCTTCACCAGATTGGTTGTCCATCTCTTCCAAGTACCAGTGATTGATACGGGAGATGATCTTTAATGATTTAGCTTGGCTGCGATGTAAGCGTGCGTGAATGCTGGAGAATACCTTTGCACCTTGCTCGATCAGAGCTTGGGTGGTGCCCACCGGTGTGTTGGCGTTGGCATCTTGAATTTTTTCTTCTGCGGTGGTAACCACGCCCTTAGCGGCATCTGTTAACCATCCAAGCAAATTAAATAATGTCTGTGATGGTGGATTGAATGGCATTGCCATCGCAATCTTACGTACATCGTCAACGCCCGGAGCGCCTTCGATCTCAATTACTTGAGTGGGTTCAATTCGGTCACTTTGGCCACCAATGCGTCCACCTTTGAGTTTAAGCATCGTCTGGCTGTTGTTGATATGAGCAGCATCAAGCAGAGCGCGTAAAGTACCAGTAAGAGCAGCGCTGAGGCCGCCAATAAGATGGGGGAGGCCAATAGCATAAGCACCGCGCCAAGGTATGAATTTGAACTCAACATACCAGTCAAGTTTTTCGAGCTTTTCATCGTTTGCATCCCAGTTGCGGTACAACGCCAGCACCTTACTGCTGGTCTCGTCAATAGTTAAAATGTATGGCGCACGTTTGCCGTTGGTTAGTGGATCATCTTCTAAACGAATAAAGCAGGTGATCTCATATACACGACGCAATCCGTCAATATTAACCGACGGAATATCTTTACCTTCGATCTTGTTGTTAGCCTTTTCAGCTTCGGTCTGATCGTTCAGTGGTGCGTCAGAGGTAGATTGGTAAATATTATCTACGTCACGATAGATACCATCCTCAACACGTTTGAGGAATATATCTTCGGTAATGTCTTGCTGTTCTGTTACACGTTGTGCCGTGTAAAAGTTGGTCGATGAGAACGGTAGGTAGATGTTATCGATCGGTACCCACTCACACATCGGACGTTTTTGTTCTGTATCAAAGCGCCATTTAAGGAACTGTGATCCACCAAGTGGCAACTGAGTGAGCAGCTGCTCCATCTCGTCGCGGTATTCTGGAACCTGCTCGGTGAGCTGCCAGTTAAGGAAGTTGGTCTTACGGTCGGCGGTTTCTTCTTTGTAACGATTTGCCTCGCCCTTGATGTTAGACTTTACAATCCCTTCAGGTGGCAACAGTTCGCGTGCAGACGCGGCAGCAAAGTCAACACATGACTCTGCCATGACTGGGTGGACGACTTTGGAAGCTCCGTCGAACGTGGCTCCTCCGGGCGCGTCCTTGCCTAGACCGGTACGGCGCAGGCCGTCTTCGTATTGTTTATCTCGTTGCTTGCGTGATTCTTTGTCTACGTCAATGTAGTCAAGGTATTCAATCGCCAATGACTGTAGTACGCTTTCGTCAAACTCTTCTGCCAAGTTCGCATAGAACTCAGGATTTTTTAGTGGGCTTGATTTTTCTTGAAAGTTAACTACTACCGAACCATCTTCCAGTTCAATGACTTCCTGCTCTACCTCATCTGGGTCTAAGCCGAGGATGTCTTCATACTGCTCCATCTCGGCATCTTGTTCTTCTGCCAAGCCAAGGTCCTCTTCGCGAGTATCCAAGCCGGGTAGATTGCCGCCAGATTGTAGTGGGATAGTTGGTTGTTGTGCCATTGTTTAAGTATTCTGGATTTATGTTCCTAATTACACTAATGCACAGATATGTGCAAAAGCGCCCTATTGTGCATAGGGATTAGGTGTACGTTTGCGGTTATCGTCCGCGTAGCTATAATCGCGTGCTGGCAGGTAATCTAGCTGAATCCAGCCAGAATCGCGTAAAACACGCAGGGCCTGTGATAATGAGTCCACATAGTCATCATGTCCGCCCGCCTCTGGGAACGAACATACCTGACGTATAAAGCGTTTAGACCAGTCGGCAAAGTCGCCGCGTTGCTGGGAATCTTCTGGAATAAACACCTTACCCTTGGCAACGAGGGGTGCCACGATGTTTAAGCGCTGTACCTTATCGGCACGTCCGGGGTTGTATCCACGCACCGGAACGCCAGCACCTTGTAGCTCTTGTATCAATGAGATACCCGCCGACTTATCTTCCATCAGGATCAGGTCTGCCTTACGGCCCTTACCAAAGTCATTATCTGCGCCGTAGACCACCTCTTTAAAGTCGTCAATCACCTTGCGACGTAGCTCTGGGTAGGACAGGTGATGGTCCCACGCATCTAAGAGGATGATTGCCGTGCCAGCATCTTCCTGTTCAAACACGCCCCAGATGGTGCATGCCGTGGGGTCGTTCATGGTCTTTTCGCTGGTAGCCGGATCGTAGCTGGCAATCACGTATTCCAAGTTAGGCGTGGGCTTAGATGCCGGCCACATGCGAAACTGTTTACGTTTGATAATACCTGCAGCTTCTGGGTCAAGGATCTCACCATAGATCTCTTGCCTGCCGATGTCGGTGCCATCATACGTCTCAAGCTGTTTGAAGAAGGTGGCAGATAAGTTTTCTTTATTATCGTATGATGAGGCGTTTACCACATATACGTCACCGCCAACTTTACCTTCGTTAAGGTCTACAATTAATTCTTTTGGCTTGGGGGTGGTGGTGATGATTTGCTGGACTCGCGGGATGCGCGGGTCTTTAAGGCGCAACGTGAACTGGACGCCATCGTATGCCTCGTCGAGGTAGTCGAAGGCGCACAGCTCATCAAACCATGCCCCGTGGTATTGCTTACCGCGGTAACGCTCTGGCTCGGAGGCTGGGATGCCTTGGATAATGGAGCCATTGGTAAGGGTAATTTCGAAGAGGGACTTGTTGTAGTCCCGGATGAGGCTGGGTGGGATGATGTTGAGGAGTCCTGAATCGCCTTCGAAGCAGGTGGCTCGGATGTCGTTTGACGTAGGAGCTGTGACAAGCCAGCGGGTGTTGCTGTAGTTCCAAGCCCGAATACCAATCCAATGACTAGCAGTGTGCGTCTTGCCAGACCCGCGGCCTGCGAGCATAAGGAATGTGTCATATTCTCCATCTTCTGGTTCTTTCTGGTGTGGTAGTGCCTGTATGGCCCACTTGACCTGCCAAATTGCCGCGTCCAATTGCTGCTTGGGCCAGTGGCTGTGCGACTTGGCAAATAGTTCAAGGGTGCGTTGTTGCTTGTCTGTTAGCATGTGGGTATAAAGCCTTCTCCTACGAGAATCGTATGGTCTGACCCGGTGGTCTCCAGATGCACACACATCTGGGGCTGGATCGGTTGTATGTCCACAACATAGCGTCTGGCATGATGAACCTTTACAGGAGGCGAGACTTGGTGTTTAACCAGCTTGGTGCGGCTCTTAAAATAAATTCGATAGTTCTGATCTGCCACCGGGCGGATGCGGTGCGCCAGTGATTCTAACAAGAAACGCATCTGCCCAAACACATGCGCGTTGCGTGTCTTAAAACAAAACGTATCTTCTGCAACGTTGTACTGTTTAGGGTTGGCCGACATGATGCCAGACAACAGCTCGGTACGCTGCTCTATCGACCCCATCAAATAATTTTCTGGGATCGTATTAATCTTTAAATCAATCTGCGGATCAATTCTGAACCGCGTCCGATTATTTTGCCGACGCTCTACTACCACCACACGGTAGCCATAGTCACGAAACCGTTCAACCAGCTCGTCATAATCGTTGTTGCTTACCGACATCACGTTCTTAACACCGTGGCGCATAAACCAAAACCCAAACAAGAACGGCGGTATGGGTAATGGTTGGTGTGGCAGTGCTAATGGCTTGGCGGTGGGCAACGAAAACAATTTTCTGTTGCGATAGTTGCGCAGTTCCAGTGCAGATAACGCGCCCACGCTAAAGTGCTTTAACGGCCGGCGAAATGGTTGTACGCCCTTGTATGTGCCCAGACGGTTACGATACTTTGGCGTCTCAAGCAAAAATCCCATGTGGCGATCTCCTTGCATGGTAAGGTGATCGTCAAATACAATCTCGTAGCACTCGTTCACAAAGTAGGTCTGCACTAACTTAATTTGAACCGGTGTGCCGTTTCGGTCAAACACATAGTCCCCCACCTTTAAGCGGTCGGCATATTTCCAATGGTCAAGGGTTAGTACTCGTTGGTTTGCTGTGATTGCCATAAAAGTTTTCTAGGACCCACTGGTCCAGCCAGCGCCCTAACGGCGCTCGAATGCGATTCTGTACATCATAGGGTAAGCGCTGTATGTCTACCGGCTTGGTGGTTACCCGCAGCCGAAACTCCATATACTTGGCCGTCTCGTTGTCTAACACCTCCACGGGCACGTCCACAGATTCAAAGTTATACAGATCACATACCAGCACCCGAAAGCCTTTAAACTTTCCCGCCGCATCTTCCAATGCACCTTGGATCTGGTATACGTACTTACTCATATACCAACTAATGCAAACAATTCTTTATTCCAGCCCCAAGGTTCAGACTTTAAATCATGTTGGGTCTGCTGGGTCTGCGGGGTCTAAACCCACTTTACCCGACACTTACGTTTTTATTTTTAAAAAAATTTTTAAAAAAGTACGTTTAGACCCAGCAGACCCAACATGATTTTAAGGGTAAACCCTAATAAAGTTGTTGTATTTTTACAAAAAAAATTTTAGGGTCTGTTTTGCACCAAAACGGTGCAGTATACAAAAACTTGAGGTCTGTGGGGCCCCCGCCCCGACCACCCCGATGGGACCCTAAAAGGGGGACTGGACTAAAAGAAAAGCCCCCCTCATTGCCAAGCTGGCACGATTCTTGCATGGGCACACAGCTGGCACGCTTCTTGCCTAGCAAGTTTCATGCCAGCTCGGGCGCTTAGCACTCACCGCCTATGAGTGCTGATAATGGGGACAGACTCGATGGGTCGCGGCACAATGACCACATTGCCAGTGTGGGTATTAGGGCGCGCAACCAGTGTGGTATACTGGAGGGTTGGGCGCGCGCATAATGACCACACTTCCAGCATGGGTATTAGGGCGCGTTGACAGCGTGGCAATATGGGTGTATGGCAATGAGGCGATGCGCCTGCGAGGGCGTCAGGTGGGGTGGACGCCTAATATCTGCCCCCACAAATACCCACGCCCTCCCACATTCCACCATATGAAACGGCTCAGCAAGGCGTCTAATCGGCTCATAGCGCCGTTTGTTTTAAAGCTGAGGCTAACCCCTTGCCCAGCTGAGATCTCTAGTAATCCAGTAACCACGGGGGTTTGCGGGCGGTCAAAGCTCATTCCGTGAGCCACCAATCAGCCGCGACCAGCTCATTTCACATTGTGAGATAAATCGCCCAACTGTAAATCTTTATCACATTGTGGAATGAAAGTGTGCATATACTATTGATTCTGTGATCCAAATGACTATAATCGTTACTGTAGTAACGCAGTACAGCAGTAGATAGGAAGTGCAGGTCTAATACCTGCGACCCCCAAAGATACTATTTAGACCAGCAGTACTAGATGGCGTGCAGATCTAGATGTCGAATGGCTTGGTACCCTTAGCATGGATCCGAGTCTCAATAGTGAGGGGATGAGCTAGTAATGCTCAGAGCGTCTTGTATCAGGGCGCTCGAGGCAGTACTAACCCACCATAGGAGATACACCATGTACCAAGACATCAACGGCAATCAATTCGATTCGTATGAGCAGGCAGTGCGCCACTACGGCGGTGATCTATACGATGACGTTGACGATTACGAGGAAGTCGGCGATCACGCTGTATGGCTGTACTACGCGCAGTTCCCAGTACAGAATGATCAGCGCGAAGACTTCGCTCGCTGTTATTAACAGGTCGAAACCAGCTGTCAGCTGGTCTAAGCGTTAGGCGCTTACTGAAGAGACCATCAACCCTTTGCAATTAGGAGATTCAATATGACTTCATCAATTCAAACACGCGGTCACTGCCAGTGCTGTGGACGCCAGCAGGCAGTTCGTCATGGCATCTCAGCCCACGGCTACACCGTGGCTAACGGCTGGTTCCAAGGCGTATGCCAAGGTCACCGCTACGCCCCACTGGAAAAGAATCGCGCCACTACCGACCGCATGATCGCTGAGATCCGCGAGCAGGCTGTAGCGTTGCGCATCAAGGCTGACGAGACGCTAGCCGGTAAGCATGACCCAGCTGAATACAGCACTGGACGTAGCCAGTTCGTGGACGGCAAGCGCGTTATGATCAAGGCGCCATTCAGTGAGGCTAATGAATATCGCCAGCAAGACATTCGCAAGCAGTTAGCATGGGCGCTCAACTCCAAGGCTGACGCAGGCGAGGACTTCGTTAAGTTTATGAGCGCACTGGCTGACAAGGTGCACGGCACTGAGCTTGTAACAGTAGCCAAGCCACAGCCAGCCGAGCGCATCCAAGCAGGTGAGAAGCGCGTCAACGCCAAGGGCTTAGTCATGACAGCAGTGCGTCAGGACGGTCAGCGCCTGTATTTCAAATACCAGCGCGAAGATGGCAAAGAGTTCACCAGCTGGATCTCACCACGCTCTTGGCGTACCATGCAGTCTGTATAACAGGTCGAAACAGTCGCGAGGCTGTCTACACGTAAGGCGTGTACTGATGATGACCAACCAATAGGAGGCTATATGCCAAAAGAATTTACCGTTACTGAAAGTGATTTAAACAACCGCCTTGACCTGCTACTTGATAGCGCGGTCAAACACCTCAATACTTTTGAAGAGCGCTCTGAGCACTTCTACCAAGCCCGCTCTATGGTGTGGCAAATCGAGGCGATTCTTGAGCGTCTCCAAATAGCGGACTAAACAGGTCGAAACCAGCGCGAGCTGGTCTATACGTTACGCGTATACTGATGAGACCATCTGATTCAATAACCTTAGCAACTAGGAGAATTTATGACCCCATACGCAAAATGCTCACGCAAGGGCACTCAAGGCTACGCCGTTATTTGGGCGCACCGTGACCACACCAGCGCCTGCGCTAATACTCGCTTTTACTTAACATTCAACCAGCGCGATACTGCGCCTAGCGTGGACGCTGAGTCCTACCCAACCATGGAATGGGCTAAGCAGTACGCTCACAGCTGGTTGCGTGATCAGCCAGCCAAGCAGGCGCCCCGTGGCTTTGCCTTTGCCAGCGCTAATCCTCGCACCGTGGACGGCGAGTCCAATGACTGCGTCGTACGCGCCCTGTCACTCGCATTTAATAAGCCATACGCTGAGGTGCATGCCGTGTGCCAGCGCGCTGGACGTACCAAGGGTCGCGGTATGAATAACCTGATGATCAACAAGGCTATCGCTGAGCTCACTGGACGGACGGACGCCCAGCTCCAGCGCCAGCAACGCGCTCAGACGTTCACCACGTTTGCCCGTGACCATAAGGTAGGCAACTACATTGTGATCAAGCGCGGTCACGCTGTAGCGTTGATTGACGGTGTATTCCACGACGCGGGCTCGATTGGCGAGCCACGTGCCATTGTAAAATCAGTATTCAGAGTCAAATAATAGGAGCTCTTATCATGATCAAAGTCGCGCCAGTATCCGATGAAAAAGACTACATCGGCTTTCTATCAATCGCTAAGCATGGGGGCGTTTGGAAGTCCCATGCGCAACGCCAATTTTGGTTTAAGTGCGACAACCTGCGCTTTATGGCAGGGCACGCTCAGCACCAAGCTGTGGGCGCTCGCGAGGGTGACCTCGTCGTGCAGTTCCACGGCACGATGCGCTGGGCTGATTACGGCGCGCGTTCAATTATTCCAGTGCTCATCTACGTTGTGCTCGATCAGGTCGGCGTGCGTCGCATTGTGCACGTTGGCGGTCACGGTAATGCGCGTGACGGCTGGCAACCTGACTTCGATGCCAAGATCAAGGTCAAATTCGAGCGCCCTGAGGGCGTCGAGGGCATTCCAGTACCTGACCCCTTACCTGTGGTCTTATCGCAGGCTGTAGGCGCTGTAGGTGACAAGCTGGACGTATCCGCGACCGTGATCTATTTCAAGGCGTCATCGTTCCAAGTAAGCTATGCCGTGAGCACCAGCAGTTATTTCCATATCCTCAAGGATGCGGATGGTAATATCTATAAGTACAAGGGCTCCTCTATGCTCGGCGAGCAGGGTGCCACTGTGAAGTGCACAGCCACTGTCAAAGCCTACGAAGAGGGGCGTGACGCTGGCTCAGTAGTAACCGTATTAAAAGCCCCTAAAAACGTTTTTATCTCACCAAAGGAACCATCATGAAACCAATCGGAGCATATTGCAACATTCGCTGGCTTGACACTAATGAAGAGGTGGACGGCTATTACTTCTCGTTCGGCGAGTACGATGACGAGAACGAGCCTGATCACGACTCGTACGGCGTGCGTGATGACCACATCTTCTTTTACTGTGGTGGCGAGGACTCACTCAAGTCATACATGACCGAAGGTGCCGAGGACTTTATCGTCGTGAGTTATGAGCTCGAGTACGATGACCGTGACATCGAGCACGCCCTTTTAATGCACGAAGCGGAGATTAATAAATGAAGACATACACCATGCTGGAAGTTGCCATCGAGTGCGCGTGGCAGATCGGTGACACGCTGGAGAATCATCCGCGAGCTGAGTCTCGCTGGCGTGTCGCAGACATCGCGCAGGACATTATCAACCGCGGACTGGTCACTGAGACCAGCGAAGACATTGACGAGATTATTAACGCTTATTTAACTGAAAGGGGCTTAGCATGAAGACATACCAATACAACCGCTTGATTAAAGCTGTAGAGATCCTCAAGGAACGTTACAAGGGTGAGATCTATGAGTCTTGCGACTGGTCGCACAACTTGTGGAGCTGGACGATCACCATCTGCTCCGAGGACGAAAACAACTACGACGTCGTGGCGTATCGCGCCAATGGCAACGTAACGGACTGGAGCGACTACGTCGTTCTACCATCTTATGCAGTGCAATTTGAACTTACAGGAGTTTAATTATGAACATCACAATCACACGCGAGCAGTACGACGCCATCCGTCAACTCAAACACTTTGCCCAGTGGTACATCAACGAGCACGAAGGTGCCTCGGGCAGTGCTGAGATGATCGACCAGTGGGAAGAGGACCGCGACGAGGTAGAGCGCGGTATCAAGACGCTGGACGAGATCGACGCTGGCATCCGCGAGCACAACGCAACCCTTAACCTATGGAATACTTAATCATGAGCACAATGTACGAAGTAACTAGTTTTGCATTTCACAATCGCAAACCATCCGAGGCGCAGATCGTGGCGTGCATCAAGAACGCGATCAGCAAGGGGCAGTTTGCCTTGGATATCCACTGGGGTGAGAACTGCCTCACCTTTGATTACCAGCCAGCTCGTAAGCACCTGCAGGGGCGTGGCTGGATCAAGAACTTGTGCGGTGACTTTATTGCCAAAGAGTTCAACGGCAAAATAAAACGTGGCGAGCTCACTCTGTGAGCTTGTGACGTGTAATACTGTTAACACTTAAACAAAACGGAGGATGTATGGCTGATCTTAAATTTGCAGTGCGCGAGCTGGAGAAAACCTTTTGGAAGGAAGAGTACCTGCGCTTGTTTGAAGAGGTAAAGAATTGCAATACGCTCGGACGCAAGGTAGCGTACCTGCAAAATGTAATGCAGAGCAATTCCTCCAACTGGAGTGGTGGTTACTCTGCAACCAACATGGAAGAGCAGATGCGTCGCGAGATCGCGGTCGACATCCTGCGCACCGTTGCAATGGAAATTATGTACAGCGAAAGCAAAAAAGAAAAGGAGTCAGCATGAAGCGTAACTTTAGAACTGCATTTAACCGACTAACCAAGCTGGGTGTACCAGTGCGTGAGACTAACGACGGCAAGTCGTTTTGGATCAGTGCCGAGGACTCAGAAAGCTACAAGTTTTGCGACTACTACGACGGCTATATGATCCCCGACTGGGAGTTCGGCGTGTCACCAGTGATCACGCAGACCCTGAGGGACCTAGGACTGTTTGCCGAGTGGCAGAACCCAGCCCAATTAAATGTATGGGAAAACTAATTGTTGCGCTATACTATAACCGTGTTACAATGTTAAAAACAACGAAAGGAATCACACCATGAGATCACTAAATTCAATCTGCAGGGCCCGCGACGAGGCTCGTTATATCAGCCGTACTTGGTCATCATCCAAGCCAGTAGAGCCAGTCTCTGCCGTCGCTAAGATCATGCCTACCGCCGATGAGACCTACGGCTCACAGGAAAACAAGGACAAGTGGTACGCCCTTGAGGTACGTCAAAACAGTAACGGTGCCAAGATGTTTACGCCTGAGATCGCCCATGAGGCAAACAAGGGCTACAACCAACAAATGGGCACAGCTCAGTTTAAGCACCACTTTGACCTATTCTCAAACCCTGAGGAGTTGATCAAATATATTGACCGTGCTAGATTTACAGTTCAGTACAAAGGAGAACAGGTATGATGTATAACTACTACTGCAACGGGCAGGGCTTCGAGGACTACGAGGACGCCCTGTTTTACGCTGAGGTGTTGCTTGCCCAGTTCAGAGTTTACAAAGCCATTTACACCCGCGACGAGGTCGCATCAATGATTAAGGAGATCGCATAATGATTACAGATAACATGATCGATGACTTGGGCATCATCAACCAACAGATCAAAGAGCTCGAGTCTACAGCTCGTAGAATCAAAGCTGAGCTCATCGCCCGTGGCGTGGGCAAGTACGCTGGCATGGACTTTGTGGCTGAGGTCCAGCACTATCCACGCGAGACCATCAACCCAATCCTCGTACGTGAGTACGGTGACGAGGAATTGATCAAACAGGTGACACAGGTCAACATGGTGGACGCCGTGGTGGTAAAACGTGTCTCAGTATAGATACGTCCTCATAGACGAGTTTGGAGGGGCGCTACGGCGCTTTTCCAGCCGTCTTGAGGCTACCCCCTATCTAACTGACGGAGCGCGCCTAGAGCGCCTTAAATTGCCTCCTAAGGTCGATCCTTATACCATCACAGTACAACTATTACAGGAGGCACCGTTTTGAATGATAATGACATCTTAAGTAGTTACCTGCAGTCGCTGTACGGCATCGAGCCACTGTCGACCAAAGAAGAGCACCAGCTCGCAAAAAAAATTCAGCAGGGCGATGGACTGGCGCTGGACAAGCTGATCAAGCACAACCTGCGCTTTGTGGTGTACGTGGTCCGTGGCATGACCGCGTGGCATCACGGCAAGGTGCCCGTGGAGGACATGATCGCCATGGGCAACGAGGCGATGCTAACCGCCGCACTGCGCTGGACTCCGACCAACAACGCCAAGTTTGCAACATACGCCAAGCCATTTATATTTAAGGGCGTGCGCCGTGAGCTGGACAACACATCTAACCTGATCAGGCTCCCTGTAAACATTATGGAAGCCGTCAAAAAATTAAACTATAACGAGCGGACCTTATCGCAACTGCTCGGACGTAAGCCCAAAACGGCTGAACTCGCCACCCTGATGGAAGTATCTGAGGCACGTATACACCAGCTCCGAGGATACATTAGCCGTGAGCCAGTATCACTGGACCACATCAACCAAGAGAAGTTTTTAGAAGAGCGAGAAGAGTAATGAATTGGACGGACGAACAGAAAAAAGCATACGAGCGTTTTATTAAGGCACGGGACCGCGTAGGACTGGTGCCAAGCGCAAATAGAAACAAGGGCAAGTGGATCAGGCAGGCGAGCGTACAGAGCACCGTCGACATCGCAGGACTGAACCATCCGTTGTATGAGGGCAACCCCGAGTGGACTGAATACTTGGAGGCGTCCTTGGACTGGTGGCGTGTCGAGCCAGAGTTCCGTAAAACAGAACGCATGAGGATGACACGTGGTGATTATGGTAAACAGGACTCATGGGACGAACGCGCATCTCATATTCCTGACAGTTATAACAAAATTGAAAAGGATAATATATGAGCACGGTAATACCAACGGACGTCTACGATGAGGACGGCAACATGATACGGATCGAGTACTATGACACCCTAGGCGGTCATGTGCTGGACGTGGTATGGGACAAGGCAGACGAGCAGACCTCAGAAAACCGCGTAAAATTGCGGGAATGGGGCTCCAAGTTCTTGAAAAATAAAGGATATGAGGTGTTCTCATGATAAAACAGGTCACGCAATACATCATGTTTACAGCCATGTGGGCAGTATTGTTATATTACTTATTACTTATAGTTATGGCTATATAACTAAAAGTCATGCTAGGAATGCTGGGTCTAAACCCACTTTATCCCGAACTTACGTTTTTTATTTTTAAAATTTTTAAAATAAATAGAGATAGACCCAACAGACCCAGCAGACCCAACATTTCAACATTATCTGTCGTTAAAAATGGAGCATCACACAGCATTTGTAGTTAACTTTTCAAAAATCATGTTGGGTACGAGTTTACATACCCAACATGATCCAACATGATTTCACATTATGAAACAAAATACCACCAAACTTTGCATTAGTAAGGACATGAAAATGAACGACAAGCCCATCTGCCTGCCCGTGGACTGTGACAACATCCCCGTAGAGCTAAAGAAAATACCACGCTGGGTGCTATGGCGCCTCGTAGAAATTGGTGACGCAGACAACCGTCGCTGGTCCAAGATGCCATTCCAGCACCATGGACAAGCCGCCTCTTCAACCAATCCAGCCACGTGGACGGACTTTATTACCGTCCAAGATGCCTATCAGTCCAACCCCGAGCGCTTTAGTGGCATCGGGTTCGTGTTCAGCGGTGAGGATGACATCATCGGCGTCGACTTGGATGACTGCTACGATGCCGCGACCGGCGCGTTCACAAATGTTGCACTGCAACATATTGCCAACTCGATCGACGGTTACATGGAGGTCAGCCCATCGGGGACGGGCGTGAAGATCTTCACCCGTGCCAACCTGCCAGCATCGCACGTGGACCACGCCATCGGACTGGAGATTTACCCTAAGTCAAGATTTTTTACAGTCACAGGGCACCGCCTTGGGGGCGCTTTACCGAGCGTCGCTCAGGACCTGACGAGCATCGTGCCACCACGCACGATTACTCGGACAGGGGATGCCTTTGCTGACTACACGCCACCGCTCGAGGACTACGACCTGCAACGTGTTGAGCATGAGATCCTCGCCAAGTTACCGCTAGAGATGTACGGCTATGACAACTGGCTCAAGGTGGGCATGGTACTGCACCACCAGTTCGGCGGTGACGTTGAGGCGTGTGAGGCATGGGACCGGTGGAGCTCACTGGGACCGGACTACCACACCAACGCCTGCGCGAACAAGTGGAGGACGTTCAAAGGGTCAGGCGCCACACTGCGTTCACTGGTGTTTATTGTGAACCAGCAGGCACGCAAGGAGGCGATCGCACGCGGTGAGATCGTGTTAGATAACGGCGCGATGAACCATGCGCGGACTTATCTTGACACCAACTGCGCGACCGAGGAGGGGTACAAGATCGTGCACTATGCACAGGACTTTTACACCTACAGCGGCACACACTACGAGCTGACCGAGGAGGCAACCGTCAGGTCAAAGATGTACGCCCTGCTAGATAAGTGTAAGCGCGCTGGCAAGAAGGGCGAACTGCAACCATTTAATCCATCACCTGCCTCAGTATCTGCGGCAATTGATGCGGTCAAGTCGATCGTGCACCTACCCAACCACGTGAACACCAGACCGCCGATATGGTTAGAGGAGTACAGCGCCAACAAGCCCGAGGCATCGAAGTTGGTATCACTGCGCAATGGACTGTTTCACCTAGAAGACAACGTACTGATCCCGCACTCGTTAGGATTCTTTACACAGAACTCGTTGCCGTTTGAGTTCAATCAGAACGCGCAGTGCCCAATGTGGTTGAAGTTTTTAAATGACGTGTGGCCCAACGATCAAGAGTCGATCGATTGCCTGCAGGAAATGTTTGGATATATCCTGTCAGGTGACACGCGCCAGCAGAAGTTTTTTAACATCATCGGACCGCGCCGTGCGGGTAAGGGCACCATCAACAAGGTGCTCGTCAGCCTGCTCGGTCAACACAACACGGTAGCACCTGAACTAGGAGAATTGTGTGATACTTTTGGACTACAACCTTGGCTTGGCAAGCTCCTTGCCTCCTTTACCGACGCCCGTGCGCCTGAGCGTAATCGTGGCGCTGTGGTCAGTCAGCTACTACGCATTGTGGGTGGAGATACTGTCACAGTCAACCGCAAGAACAAAGAAAGTTGGAATGGCTATTTACCTACTAGGATTGTCATCTATTCTAATGAGGCTCTACAGCTGACCGAGAACTCCAACGCGCTGACCGGACGTATGATCGTGTTTAAGCTGTCTAAGTCTTTTTGGAACAGTGAGGACACCGACCTGTCGTTCAAGTTAGACAAGGAGCTGTCGGGCATATTTAACTGGGCGATGGAAGGATTACGACGCAGATTAGCGCGCGGTGGATACTTCTTACAACCAAGCTCAGGCAAAGAGCTGTTGGACCTCATGGCAGAGCTGGGCAACCCAGTGGGCACGTTCGTTGAGGACGCGTTGATCATGGACCCGAATGCATACGAGCTCAAGGATGACGTGTTTGACTGTTACAAACGTTGGGCACTTAAGAAGCAGATGGCAACCGGAACTGAGCTGGCATTTAAGCGTAGGTTCTTAGCGGCAACTCAAGAGCACGGCGTACGAGCAGATCGTATTACCGAGCACAAAGAAATTAAACACGTGTACTACGGCGTGCGTTTGAACAGCAAGGCGCGTGCGTACGTTGACACAATTATCAGAACAGGCGAAGGAGTATTTGAATGACACCAGCACAGGTAGCATATAAAAAATGGAAAGATTCTCATCTAGTTAACATGCGTGTATATACAGACGAGCAGATGTTTGAGCTGGGCTACAATGCGCGCAGTGATGAGATCGAAGAGCTGTTAAAAGAAGTAGAACAAAAACAAAAGAAAGTTAAAAAATGAGTGACCTACAAAAGTTTATGGAGTCGTGGTATGCAAAAGGATCGCCCATCCGCCCACCGTTTGAGCACGCAGTACATTGCACCGACATGGCATACGCCCTGACCATCTATCGTGAGGGGCAGTATCAGATCGAGCTGTACACCTGCCTACCAAACACCGAGACCAAGGTACACAGCCACCCCGGAATTGAATCCATCGCGGTGTATTTGGCAGGTAACTTATCGTTTGCTCGCATGGGTGGGCAGTTCAGAGATCTATCTCAATACCAAAAAGCCGCGCCCGATGGGACGCACATGCTGTTAGGTAAGTTCGTAGATTCAGTGGACGGTACAGATCATGCACTTCGGGTGCACAAAGAGGGCGGTGCGTTTTTGTTGTTTCAAAAGTGGCACGACAAAACACCAACCTCCGTGGCGATTGAGTACGATGGGCAGACGCTAGGACACATTCACGATGAGACCATTAAAAATGCAATGGAATAATGTAGAAGAGTTTATGGGCTGGTGGCTTGAGACGCGGATCATTCGTCCGCCGTTCAAGGACACCATGTTCACCACAGACTTTGCGCAGTCATTTTGTTTGTATCGTGAGGGTCGTTTTCAGGTAGAGCTGTATTTGCTCAAAGAAAACATCACCACACCATTTCACCGGCACCCTAACGTGGACTCCATGTTTTTGTATTTAGGTGGTAACTTGGAATTTGGTTTACCGGATAAGACGTTTACAAACACACAAGAATTTCAAAAAGAAGGTGAACATGGCGCGCACATGTTGTTAGGTAAAATAGCGGTTGCCATGGATGGAGAACTGCATTCGGTGCGTACGTATGACCAAGGCGGTGCATTTTTAAGTTTTGAATATTGGCAGGACAAAGATCCAAGTTCGGTGGTAGTAAACTGGGACGGTGAGTATGACGGTCCGGTGCACATAAAGACGGTAACTGCAAATGAAAAACTTTAGATTCAGAAAGACAATCAAGCGCAATAACTTCACCAAAATATTTGGTGGCGTTGGTCAGCGTCGGTTTGTTTCTACGTACGTTAAGGGTAATAGAATGGAGCGCATTTTAGAGCGCCTGTGTTTTAACAAAATACCACACACCAAGATGCAAAAAACCCGTCGTGCACATCAAGGCTGGCGTAATAAAATATTTGGTAGCATACAGGCGCTTAAGATCCGCTTGAAGTATGGCAGACGTAAATCTGTAACACAGTTTAGGAGATAATATGAAGACCGAAATTTATGTGTGGTGGATCCGATTACAATCACATCACATGCCTTGGACTAAACTGTATAAGTATCGAGTGCATGAGTGGCAAAGTATGAAAGAAACTAATAGGATACTCACTGGGTTTTGGTTTGGTGATCACAAAGGCAGTCTTGAACAAAAAACAGATTGGGATACAGTCAAAAAGATGGTAGGAGAATTAGATGAGTAGAGACGGCGGCAAGGGCGACAAGCGACGCCCACTTAGCGTACCAAAGGAGCAGTTTGAGAATAACTGGGATGCCATATTTAAAAAGCCAACACCACTGGCAGACAAAGTGGTCAAGCAGATTGAGGAGTCTGTTAAAAATGAACGCAAATGAACTAGCTGATGCACTTCAGGAAACAGAACCGTACTACTCAACGGACTATAAGTTATTTGACCAAGCAGCCATCATGCTACGCCAGCAACAAGCGCAAATTGATACCTATAAGTTACAAAATAGCAATCAAATTGATACCCATAGGTATGAACCAGTAGCGTGGATGATGGAAAACCCTCAAAATACGAGTGCATATTTGACTTTTGAAAAACCCACAAGAGAAATGAAAATTAGTCATCAAGCTATCCCACTCTACACCCATCCAGCAAAGACACTAACAGATGAGGAAATA